GCTTGACGGCATACCCCGCGATCAGTCCCCACGCCGTGTTTATCAGCGCGGCCGCCGCCGCGTCGGTACCCGTCACACGATCAATGTGCGGGGTGTCCGTTGAGAGGATGTCACTGTCAGACAGCGTGTAGGTATAAGGCGCTGCGCTGCCCGCCCAGCTCGCCACAGCCAGCGTCGCGACACCAAAAATGCGCTTTGCTGCACCAATGTCGCTGGCCGTGAGAGCATCAGCTCCGCCCGTCGCGTGTGTTGCCTTGTGCGCCGAGGGCGTCATGACCGTGGGAAAATCGCTAATATTTGCTTTTACGTGGGAGTGAGACGTGGGCGCAGCTCCGATATCACTCGGCGTCAGCGCATCTGCGCCGCCGGCCGCGTGCCTAGCCTTATGCGTAGCCGCCGCGTATGCCGTGCTCGCTGTGTAGGCCGCGCTTCCAAGTCCCAGCAGGGTTTTAATTTCTGCGGCGGTCTTGATCGCCCAGGCCCCTGCCCCTGTGGAAACCAAAAACTGGCTTACTGCTGTGGCCAATGACTTTGGTATTTTCCCTGCCGCTGCGTCGGCGTTTGCCTTTAGCTCCTCGTCAATTATTTCCATGTTTGCGTTAGGAATGGCTATATCGTAGTAATCGCTTGTAGCCGGCTTTGTCAATGCGTAATTTGTAGTTTGAGTTGACATTAGTTTAAATCCCCCTCTCTAAGTGTCTTGTGTGAATAGGCTTTAAGCTGTGTGTGTGTAAACCCAGCAAGCTGCGCATACGTCCTGAAAATGTACACATAGCTGTATGCCAGATGTGCAGGCTTTATTTCCTCGATAGCGGCTGTTAAATCATCCATATTTGGCGGAACACCTATTGTCCCAGTAAACTTTATCTCAAACCGGTTTTCAGAGTTATATTCAATGATTGAAACCGTGCCGTTGGAGAAACTCTCGGCCACATTTTGAATCATCTTTTTTGTGGTAGTGCCTTGCCCGCGCATCTTGCTCATTATACGTGTACGACGATATTCGTAGCTCTTTGATACATCCGTTTTTAGTCCTAGCGCTGTCTCCCATTGTTTCAGCCCCCATGTTGCAGATGCCACATTCAGCTGCGCTACAAAATCGTCTCGCGCTGCTTTGAGCCCATCCGTCCAGTGCTGATAGGCTCCCTGCAGCGTAACAACCTCCGAACTGTTTCTATAATAATCTGGTAGCAAGTCAATGAGTTCCATCAGCTGATCACCACCGCCCCAATTACGGGGACCTCATCAGCCGTAATCACAACATTCTCAGTTCCGCCATTGATGGTAAGCGCCGAATAATCTATGACTCCCGGAAGGTCAAGCAGCATATAAGCCACTCTATTGTAGACAAGCGTATATTGGGAAAAAGCAATACTCTTCAGGTATTCATCTAGCGCAGCAGTGAAGGTAGTCTGCACGGTCATTATCGTAGTGGTACTGTCAATTGTAATTGTTGCTGCCACATTAATCGACAGTCCAGATGCACTAATAACCGTAACAGTCGCGCCAATTGGTCTATTTTTCTCAATATTTTCAGCACAAGTGCTAACGATGGTGCTGTCCACGGGGCCATTATTGTTTCCCACGACAAGCACCTTTACTGTGCCAACGCCGTTCCATGTTGGAATCACTTTAGCAGCCCCTACACCATCTGTGGAAAGAGCCCACTGCTTGTAATGTGCCGCATTGCCGGAGGTTGCCGCATTCTGTAGATAATCATACAGGCGGCTTACCAACGCTGTATCGGTTTCAGCATCAGTTCCACCTGTCGCTGCTGCGGCATTCGTAACAGAAGTCACACCCCCCATATTTTCAAACTGCATCGTAATTGTGCCGGCAGCAACATTGTACTCATCACCGACTTTTGCAGCGTTGGCAGTCACATCCACTGTTCCACTTGCGATTGCCGCGGCAGATACAGTTTCAAACTGATAACCATCGGAAGTCAAAAAGACCTTGCCTTTAGGTATAATCGTCCCATCTGTTCCGACGACGGTTATAGTTACTGTTGCTTTGTTTCCGGCCTTTCGTGTGATGCCATATTCTGCACATCGTTTGTCTATATATTCACCACTTGTGTCGTCCACATACACAATCGGCACAATTGCGTCAAGGGATTGATATGCTTGCCAGACCTTGTAAGCCACTGCGCTAATCATGTCATTCATAACACTGCCTTCTCTTGTATCCAAATCCGAAACAGAAAGCCGTGAAATGATATCGCTCTTAACACTTTCAACCGTCATATTTTCATACATTTATACTCGCCTCCCCGTAGACAGTTTTGATAGTACAGGATATTCTTAGAGACCCGTCGAAAAATGCGACCGAGACATCGACTACGTCTGAAATATAGGGATTAATAAGTAGACACTCCTTGATATAGCGCACCGCTTCTGATTGTTTGAGTTTTTCAGTAAACGTCCGTCCTATAAGCGATTCTGCCTCATTTCCGTAATCCCATGTATATATCTCATGTTTGAAGCGTGGTGTGTTAATTGCCTTCCACGCCCAGACGAGAACAGCGTCCTTACCAACAACGATAACAGGCGTGCCGTTTTTGAAAACAGGGACATTCTTGTCATAGTCCCATTTAACTTCCTTGTACAGTTCTCCAACGGAGCTTTTATTCGTTGCTTCAGGCTGAATGCTCGGAAATAACATGTTGCTCACACACTCACCACCTTGCACAAAACAAAGAACAGTTGGTCGTCTTCAGTCAGAAGAATAACTGTGTCCCCCACCGCAAGCTTCGGTGTAACTTTTGCCTCAAAGCTGGGCGGATTTTCTCCTGTAGGAGCAAAACTCTCATTATGTTCGAGCAGAGCTGAATTTACCATCAACTCTCTTCCGTTTGCTGTAATTCCCCCAACATCTATCGTAAGTGAGGAAACACTTTTAATAATTCCACGGCGTATAGCCAGGCCTCTGTCCGTTCGATTCAGTTTTTGGGCAAACGCCGAAAAAGGATTGTCTTCCATATTAATTCATCAGCTCTCTTCAGAGCCTGCCTCCTGTTCATCCATGATTTTCTTGAAGTTCACAACAAGCTTGTTATAATATTGTCCCCCCTTCCATATGTGTGTATCGCTGTCAATCCAAAACAGCCCGGACAGGCCCGTATAAGGCTCACGGATCACAAGCGAGTTTCCTGTAATACAAGCCAAATTACCGAGATTCTCAACAGTAATTTTTTGACTGATGCCGTTGTCCTCGAACATTTTTTGAAGTTTTTCGCTCGTGTTCTCACCGTCCGACTTCTTGTAGTAGCTCTGAAGCAAACCATAGAGTTTAATAAGATCATCTTTCTTTTGCGTATCAACAAGCTTATTACTTGAATCATATACGACAATCTGATTAATCATGTTCTCTATGCTTTCAGTGGTTGAGGCCGACATAAGATTGCTGCCGCCTTCAAGGATGACTGTTTCATCTGTAAGCGCTCTTTTTACAACAGACATCTTCACGCCATCAAAACGCGTTAGATAAGACTCTTTTGTGGTATCAGCTGCAAGCGTGTAGGCTGTCTGGATGATACTATAGAGCGGTACCCCGATAAAGTTTCGGGTTACGCTCACACCTGTTGATGCAATAGACCCGATCTCAATTCCGAAATCGATACATATTCTCTCCGCTATTTCTTCGGGCATGATGTTTGTAAATTTATAGACCGCTTGGTTGCGCTTAAGGTAAATACCTCGGTCAAAGCAGGTAATATCTATCACGCTGGAGCTTGTGTTTTTCTGTCGGCTAAATATATATCCGTTAAAAAGCTCGTTATTATCGTCCATCAGAATCACACCGCTACCGAGTGGACATGAAACAACGGGTATATTTGTGTCCGTTGAGGAGGATAAAAGTCCGAACTCAAGAGTACGTGAGCATTGCTGGTAGTCACCGGACCATGTAACAGTCTGCACAAGCTCCGTCGCGTCATAATTGCTGCCATCTGGATTTGTGATATTAAGCTTTAGCATCGCGTCACCTCGTCTTAAAGCAGGCTTTTGTCTGGCAGATTAATTATCTGACTGACATATATTAAATTTGCGTTTTTTATATTGTTGTACTTTGCCAGCTTTGAGTAAAGCGAAGCATCGCCGTAAAACTTTCGAGCAATAGCTGAAAGTGTATCGCCGGAAACCACCGTATAGGTCTTGGCCGTTGTTGTTGACGTTGATTCATCCGTTCTGGAACTGTTGCCTGTGTTGTTGCTGTCCGTCTTAACGGCGTAAAGCTGACGGTATTTGCGCATACTGATCGTCGCGTAGACATCGCGCGTACCATCCTTCTCGCCATATGTAATTGACTCTATCAACACAGGCACAATTAATGTATCTATAGTCCAGTCCAAAACTGAATGCTTGTCGCACCATGCTTCAAGCTTCCATATATAATCGTATGGCGGAGTAAGCGTTTCGCTCTGGTTGAACGAATAATACTTTGCTGGGAACATACAATTGACCTTGAAGCTCGGCATTATTCCGTAACCTGCCAGATTAACGTCACCAAGAGTATGAATGTTAATTGTCTCCATTTTCACTCCGTGTGAGAGCTCGAAGCTTGCCGGTGTAACAGGCAGAATAAGCTCCTCTTGAGTTACTCTATCTTTAAAACTGAATCTCATATCCGCCTCCTATACCGACAGTGTGCAGGCCTGATTGATTTTGGAAATCAAAGCTCTTGCAACTCTTTCAATGTCTGCCTCTTCGCGTATCACGAAACTGTTGCCCGAAATCACCACAGAAGCAGCCCCCCCACCGTAATTCCGGTTTTCGCTTGCTGTAAGGATGCGCTCGCCTTCATGGAGCGTTGCCGGATAGCCATTATAAGGCACATAGCTAAGGCCAAAAGCTTTCTTTCCACCACTCTCTTGAGTTTGACTCGTCACAGTGATGCTGAAATTCTTACCCGCAGAATCAAGACCTTCTGAAAGCTTGACTCCCATTTCATATCCGGCATCCCAATATTCATCTTGAAGTGCGGAATCGTTCTTTATCGTCTCTAAAAGCGCCTTCTGCCTATCAGTCTCTATCTTCGCTTCATCGCTTGCGTTGTATTCATTTGTGCCAATGGCATTAGCTGCCTCAACCACATTACCCATTGAAGCTTCAGCCGCAAGCATACCCTTTTCATCACCGCTTAATTGGGCTGCTTCGTAAGCTTCTTTCGCTAGCTTATATTCATCTATAAGCTGCTGGAGCGCTCCTTCGTTTCCAGAGCCCACATAACTTTCAGCTACTTTACCTGACACAACTGACGTAAGTGCGTCTGCTTCAAGCTGGCTTTGTTTATTTTCCAGCGATGCTTGATACACGCCCATCAAGCGGTTCGCCTCTTCTAGCTCCTCACTGTTCTCACCTGTATACGCATCAATCTGATACTGCAATCCAGCTTTTTTGGTCTCGGTATATCCTTCGCCCTTGGCAGAGTCAAGATTATCTTTAGCTGCATCCAGCTGATTTACAAGACCTTGATAGGTGTTGTCAGAAATAGCCTGTGCTGCGTCCGCGCCCGGAATAAGGCCGTTTGCAACCATATCCCTGATTTCATCATTTGTCTTCCCCATGCATTCGGGTAGCTTGGAAAGCGCATCGTAAACGTCTATACCACTTTTAGCCATGCTATCCAGCGCGTCCGTTGTCAGTGAACCAGAGGATATTTCCAGCCCTATATTGGTTGCCGCACTAAACTCGCGTTCGGCTGCTATCGATGTACCATTAGCAAGAGATTCTTTACGTTGCTGCTCGACTGTGTCAAAAAGGTTACTATAGTATTCCTTAAAAGATTTGTCTTTTTCCTCAAAGACTTCTGCTTTCCCTTTGAAATAGCCAACCGCACCGCCCACCACGGCACCCACGGCAGCACCAAGTGGTCCCGCTATTGCACCAATGGCAGCTCCCGAAACCGCACCTGAAATTGAGCTGTTGACAAGAGTTCCCTTTTCTTTTCCTAATGCGCTGCTGATGTGTGGACCGGAAATCTGGAGCGCGGCATCTGTAATAAAATCTACTGCCCCAGATGAATCAAGTGCGCCAAGCGCACTTTTGATTTTGCCGCCACCATTACTCCCTCCACTTCCACTGCTGTCCTTGGACTCGGAGGAAGTTGTATTCAAAGTCTTCAAAGCCTTTTCCGCATTTTTTGCCTCGCTAGTGATGTTTTTTAGATCTTTGACACATCCATCGTAGGACTGATTTAATCCCTTATTGAGCTTGTCCGCGGCATCATCAGTTTTGAGCAACTGTTTTTCTACTTTTTTTAGCTCACTCAATGCGGGAGACGTTTCGATGTTAATACTAACTTTCGTTCTGCCTAGAGCATTAAGCTTTGTTTGCATATCGTCCAATTCCTTTTCGAAGGATTGACATGTGCTTTTCATTGTGTTTATCTTAGGCGTCACATTGTCTTTGATTCTAACATCTTTGCTCAAATACTCACCCCCTTATTCAAAGAATTATCCCCACATTCTTAGAAGGGATTATGCGTTATGAATTTCAATTTCTTCTTTGCTTTTCCATATCAGTTTCAAAAAAAGCCTTTAGTACAACCTTGTCTCCTGCCGGAAGTCTATAGTAGTCTCCCGGCAGGACATGATGCTCTACAAACAGGTAATACATCATCTGGGTCTCATAGTCGGAGTCTATTTTTTTTTAATTTCCTCAATGGTATTCTCGCGGTATCCGCTGAGTTTTTCGACCGCTCGCGAAAGATCCTCGATTTCACCGGGAAGAAGCATCTTTTTAAGCAACTCTGAGGGGGTCGGTACACCATAATGAGCCATTAGTTCTTTATCCTTCAAGTTAGGTGAAACGATTCCGGCAAGCGCAATATGAACACTCAAATCTTCCTTCTGGTCTTTGGTCAGCTCCGCGGCTCTATTATAGGGAAGTCCGCGTAGTTTAAATAGAACGGGCTCCCCGCATAGAGTACTTAAGCGCTTTAACTTGAATTCCTTCTCAGGAAGAGATGGAATTTCAGCACGGAGCAGTAGTTCCAACGGGTCCATGCTTATACCTCCACACGATCGAGATACTCGAAGCCTGTAAATGTAAACGGTGCTTCGACCTTGCCGTTTGTGGCTGTTTCCCAGTCTGCCAATGTCAGGTCGTCAAACGAAACGTTATAAAGCGCTATACGCTCTGCACCGTAAGCGTCGGGATCATCAAGCTTTGAAATGACAGTAAAGCGAGGATCTTTTCCAGCTTTGATATCTTCGCCAACAGCAATTGCCATGCGTGAATTAACCTTGTGGAGCTTGAGGCTACCTGTCATTGATGTAGATGTTGTCTTTTTATCCTTAGCCATCTGGCCGCAGATAGCGACGTCTTCCTTGTTCATAGACACTTTGGCCTGGATGCCGTAAGCCTCTGAGACCAATTCACCATTCAGCCATACCTCACCCCATGTACCGCACATTACTCTTTTTGCACTATCCATTGCTTATCTCCTCCTTATATTGTGATGTCGAGGGTAATGTCCTCAATCGCATCAAGAATTGAAATAGACGCCCGAAGGAACACTTTATCCGCTGTGTTAGCAGTTTTTATATCCTGCTCATTCATTGAGCTGGTATCAATGCCGAGTCCCTGTAAATATGCATCCTGAGCATCCACATCTATCCCAACAGTGCTCGAACCCACTTTCAAAATATCGCTTTTTTCAAGGCCGGTAAAGTAATCCTTTATAGCTGAAATCAGAACACATTTGTTGTCATAGGAATTGGTGTATTGGCCGATATAGTTGTCCTGTGCAACTAGTTTGATATCGTGCTGAATCAAGTCCACAGCCTCAACAATTTTGATTTTCTTAAACAGTGAACCCTTTGCATCAGTCGTAGTTGTAAGGCTGTTAACGCCTCTCCCAATTTTGACCTTTTCTCCATCGTGGTAAAGAATGCATTTACCGGCGTCGATTGCCGCGTCCATTTCGCTCTTTGTAAGCTTGTCTATGTCACTAACCTCAGTAAGGGGCGCATAGGTGCAGGAGACTTTTATCGGTGTCCCTGCTATCAAGCCAGCAATGCGGGAGCAATACTGCGCTGCAGTATATTCCGTTGTGCCGACCATAATACCAGATGTCGTAAAGTTGATAATTGCTTCGCAGTCTGCAACAGTATCGGGCAGAACAGCCTTGGGTACAGCACCCGTCGCACGCTGGGCCTTGACCCATGTTACTACTGCCGTGCACTCCGCTGCTGTTATGCTGGGAGGCCCTACGAGATAGTCAAAGGACTGAGTTGCAAGATAATTAAGCCCCGCAGTAAGATCGGTAGCGTTGCTGGGTTCTACGAAAACAATAACTTTGCGGGGCGGATTTGCATATCCCAGAAAAGCACGCTTAATGTAAGCCTGGTTATCTGCACCGAGTGCTGCCGGAATCTGCGAAGAGCTTGTGAGGATATGAGCGCCATTAGCGGCCGCATCCTTCAGAACAATTGCGACTACACCCTTTTCAGAACGAGTAATCGCTGTGGTTGCTGCGTTTGTGAATACAATGTTAATGTTTGGCAATGACAATTGAATCCCTCCTAATTTAGTTTTGTTTTTGTTATGATTGAACTCATCATCGGTGTGCTTTCCACCGCGTCTGAGCGATCATCGAAATACTCGAATTGCAGATCAATATTTGCTTCGTTATAATCAATGTCACCCGCACTGGATTTTACCTTGATTTTTCTGTTTCCAATGGTAATGTATCCGTCCCTAAAAATGCTTAGAATAGTCTCCTGAACGTTTGATAGCAGCGCGGTACTTGACAAATTGCTTACATCCGCATCCGTAAGATATGCAATTGTCAAGTTTGCTGAAATTTTCACTGTAGAGCGGTTGACATCCGTCAGGTCAAATTCCGGGCATCTAATCAAATATGCGGGTCTTGTGTAGCTTAAAGGGCAGATGTTGACGTACGCCTGAGCCGTGGGGTACTTGATAGCCATAAGTCTTTTGATCTCTTCAATAATGTCGTAAATTTCGGTCACAGTTTATCTCCTCCAGTATTTTTATTGATACTAACCTTTACATTTGAATTACCCTCCCTGAAAACATCATATTTATTTTGAATAGTTACTCGCTCCCACCCCTGGCTATACGCAACTTATTCCCCAAGGGAAGAGGGAAGGCATAAGCCTTCCCTCTTCCCTTATCCGATTCGAATGTTAGTACAACAGCACTGCCCGGCTCAATGCATGATCCACATTTATTAGCTTACCCCTTGTTATTGAAGTACACGTCGCTATCAAATATTGGAACATTTTGTTCGAGCATCAACAGCCGGAACAATTCCTGTTATGTATTATGGTCATACTCATCTTTCATTCAGAAGAAATAGCATGCCCCTAATTCATCGTTTTTCCTTTCTTTTTCTAGCTCAACAAACTCCTAACAAAATATTTAATTCTATTAAATCTGGAGAGCATTCGCCGGTACTAGGCAAATACTCTCTAAACACTATTTGATGTTAGCAATATAACACGTAATTTTATCTTTGTCTTCCCAACTTATTCCAAAGTCTATGTTGAAATTACCCCAAACACTGCCAATGTAAATTTCCGTAGAGCTATGTCCTTGTGATAATATAAATTGCTCTGCTCATACCCTAGTTCATCACAAAGTATATCTATGTAGTTTTTCGGTCGCTCAATATAAAACAACTCCAATATTCTGCGTTCTTCCTTCGTAACGGAACCCAATCCACGTTCAACTAGATCCATATGTTTTTTTGCGATTGCATAATATAATTCAAGCTCATTTTTTTTCATTATATTTTCAATAATCCAATCTTCACGTCTACTCGCGCCGCCATTGATCCGCTCTCGATCAAAATTTGTACATTTAATTGAAGTAGTTTCATAGTCAATACTCGTAATCTGGTCAGATAAAGTCTTTATGTCATTCTGGATTTTAGTAAAATTACGCAGTTCGCTTTCAGATTCTTTAATCCAATTCATATAATTACCTTTCCAATTAGAATTTTATAACATATTTAATCGATGATGTTTTAATATAGTAAAAGCACGCTTCAGTTTGAAGGTGCTTAAAGTACAATATATTATTCTTATTGCATCAAATCAAAGTCATACATAATCCGCCAAACTAATTCGATGTTATAAATGATCTGCTCCGTACATAGCTATTGTAAATTTACGAAGAGCAATATCTTTACAATTATAAATACTACTTTTTTTACAACTAAATTCATCACATAGCTTTTGAACGCAGTCATCAGGTCGCTCAATATAAAATAATCTTAATATTTTTCGCTCATCAGCTGTAACACCATTGAGTCCCCTTTCCACCAAATCAACACGGCCCTTTGTAAGAAGGAGATTCCTTTCCAGTTCGCTCTTTTTTACTATGCTCTCAATAAACAAATCATCCCACATATTCTTCGCGTTGCGGCAATATTCAAGATTAGTTACGTTTTTTTCAATCAGGCAGAGCTCATATTTAATGTGGTCTAAGAATTTGGGAATATTTGTTAACGCGAGCTGTTTCCTGCCATAGTCTCTAAGCTCATTTTCAGATTCTTCTTTCCAATTCATACTTTTCTCCTTTCTAATTGACGCAGATATATACGAAATTAACATAGCAACTTACAGCATCGATTAACAAATGTTCTATTTATGAAGAATAACATTAATTTACATAAAAGTCTTACTAAAATATTCCATATTAAGCTTTAAACTGTTTATGCCGATGACTGACGGTGAAGCAACTATAATTACAGCCTAAATATAGAAATCATAGATTTTTAACTTATTGTTATTGTTATACTCACAACTAGCAAATTTGCCTGCTAGTAAAACGTAAAATGTTACGAAACACGAAATACAGCATAACACGAAAACACCGCAGGACCCGGTTGTTCTATAAATATTAATGCGTTTGATTTTAGAAGAATAGGCGAAAAAACTTGTCTGATTCTGCATGAAACAAAAAAGCAGCTCCAATTAGGTTAAAATTAATTTGAAACTCTACCATAGTTTGATCCATCATAAAGTTGACCATATTAATCTAGATATAGATAAACAGCACATTGGTAATTGTGAAGCTGATGTGCTGTTTATCTGTAAGTATAGTCAGGTATTTTTCAACGCTCATTAAATATGAATAAGAAAGCAATAAATTGGGAAAATAATGTAGTGAGGAGGCGCGCTATGGAGATAAACGTGAATAACAGTACGAGAATCGTCGAAATATGGCTGTCAAATGCTGAGAAGAACGACGACGAAATTCGTCAGTCGCTAAAGCCTCTGTTCAAGGAATGGAAGGCTCAAAAATACTTGCCGGTGGTTTATGAATCTGGCGAGGGTGATCTGAAGGAAAGTATACTCGGTTTGCTGCGCCATAATCGGGAAGTTCTTGCAAAACGTCAGCTAGCGGAAGAGAAAAGACAGCTAAACAAGCTGGAAATCAGCCGTTAACCTCAATCGGACGGAAACCAAACACGGTATCCGTCCGAAACTGTTTTCACTTGCTGATTTCTCCTTGCATTTTGCTGGTCGGCATAGTACAATGTTGAAAGAATTAACAAAGGCGAGGTGTAATTGATATTGATAGAAACCTTTGACATAGCTGGATACTGCAGGATTTCGGTTGATGAGGAGCAGGACAGGGACAACACCTCCATTGAAAACCAAAAATCCATCATTGCGGATTATGTGAAACGCAGCTTTCCCGGCTCTGAGCTGACATTCTACGAGGATCGCGATCGCTCGGGCTACACTTTTGAACAACGCGAGGGTTATCAAACTTTGCGCCCGCTTTTGATGGGGAAACAGTACGATATTTTGCTGGTTAAAGATTTTTCCCGTGTCTC